CCGGCCATGGCCCCGCCCACGGCGGTCACCGCCCCGGTGACCTTCCCCAGGGAGGACCGGACCGGGCGGGTGGCACCATCAACCCGGCCCAGGGCCCCGGTCAGGCGGTCGACGTCCCGGATCGCGTCAGCGGTCCGCGCGGCAAAGTTGATCACCACCCCACCGATTGCCATTCAGGTCACCCCTTACCGTTCCAGTACATGGCTTTGACGGATTGGCCGATGAACCCGTGGCGTCGCATCACGGCGGCGAACATCTTCAGGTAAACCTCTGTTGCCTGATCCCAGATCGGGCCCCCGTCACGCAGGGCGCGACCCAACGGGCCCCCGGATTCATCCCGGCCGATCCGGTAATAGTTCTCCTGGGCGTCGGTGTCCCTGCGTCCACCCTTCGGCCCGTACACCACACCATGGGCCAGGGCCCCGCGGCGTAGCTTCGCGGCGGCGGCCGTTTGGCCGCGGCGTTTCCACGCGCGCCCGGAATACGGGTTCGTCTTACCGACCACGATCACCGGGACCCGATCCGAATGGGCGCGGACGGTGCGGGCCACCGCCCCGGCCTGGGGGGCGTTCGACGCGGCTACCGCCCGCTGAACCTCCGGTACCAGGTCCTTCGCTATCAGGGTGGCGTACTGGCGCAGCTCCTTGTTGGCGTCACGGAACAGGGACCCCTTCAGCTCCCGCACAAGGGGTTGCAGGCCCTCGATCCGCACCGCCTGGGTTCCCATCGGTCAGGCCGGTGCCGCGGCGGTTGTCGCGGGGGTGAACTCGAACGTTCCGACCCCGACCCATTCCACGGCGGACACAATCGGGGACCCGAACTGATCGGCCCCGATTTCGGCGGGCAGGGTGGCCACGATCTTCCCGGCCCACGCGGCGGCGGCGGCGGTGTTCGGGGTGTACTCGAAGAACACTTCCGACAGGTCGTTGTCCATGAGGAACTTGTACAACCCGGCGGCGGTCAGGTCGTTCTCCACTTCGAAGGACAACCCATCGGTGCGCTGACGGGCGGCCGCCTTCACATCACCACACAGCATGGTCCGCTGTTCGCCGATGTCCTCATAGGCGTGGGTGACCGTGCCGCCCACAATCTCGCAGGAGAAATCGGTGGTGGCCGGGTCAGCGGTCCCCAGCTTCAGGGTTCCGGGGCCCAGCATCACATTCGTGGTTGCCATGGGGGTGCCTTTCAGTAGCAGGAAATTCGGAAGGTGACGGGCATGGAGCAGGACAGGACCCCGGGGGTGGTTTCGGGTCGGGGGGCGTCAACGTCCCCGGCGGCCAACCCCACATCGGCCAGGGCGTCACGTATCTGGTGGACCACATCTTCCAGGCGGTCGAGTGCGGCGGGGCCCCCGGCGGCGGCGGTGGCGTAGGCAACCACGTTGAAGGTGACATGCCCGCGGGGGGCCAACCATGGGGACCCGGGGAACATCACCACGCCGGGGGGTTGAATGGTGGCCGGGGGTTGATCGTGCACCGGGACCCCCACCTTGTCGGACAGGACCTTGAACAGGTGGGCGCGGGCGGCGGTGAGACTGTTCACCCGATCACAACCCCACCGGTGGTCAGCACCGGTTGGGCGACCCCCAACACGGCCCGGTACATTCCGGCGGTCGCCGTGGTGGACAGATCGAACCCGCCCGCTTCGTCGAGGGACACCATGCCGCGGGTTCCGGTGTCCCACACCTTCACCGCCAGTTGGTACACCGCTTCCAGGTAGGTTGCGGGGTTGGCGCCCACCTTCGTCGGGGAGCATCGGGGGTCCAGCATGGACACGGCGACGGCGGCGGCCTGCTGCAACAAGGGTTCGGTGGTCGGGTCGTTCGGCACGTCCAGGCGGCGGGCCAATTCGTCCAGGTCGGGAACCACGGACACCGGGGTCCCGTCCGGAAGGGTTGCGTCCATCAGGTCACCGGTCCTGTCCTCTTTGGCTTTTTCGGCCCCCCGGCCCCACCCCGCGCCCGGCGGTCAGCCGGGGGCGGGGCGGGTGCCACTGCCGGGGCTACCGTCAGGGGGCCGCCGCGATGGTGACCGGGGTGATGAACTTCGGGGACGCGACCGACAGGCCCACGGACCGGCCCGCACCGAGGGCATACCCGAGGATGGTCGGCTCATCGACTCGCATGTTGACGGACGCATTTGTCCACGTCTTGACCCCGGCGGTGTTCAGGATGAATGCCTTCCCGGCGGTGAGCTGGGGCGACACAACCACCCGCATCCCGAACAGGGTGCCCCAATCCCCCACAAGGGACTGATTGATCCCACCGATCAGGGGGGCCCCCAGGCTGTTGGAGAACCCTGCCAGGGCGGCCCACACATCGGGGGCGGCGACGAACAGGTTCCCGGCGCGGCCGGTCGCGGCGTAGGCGGCGGCCTGGGCCCCGGCCAGGACGGACCACGCGTCAGCACCATCGGCGGCAACCTCCACCGCGGTGCTGGTTCCGGTGACCGCTTCCAGCTTCGTGACCACGTTCTTCTCGCACCCCAACAGAATCGCGTCAGCCAGCTCCGAAACGGCGACGTCGATCACGGACGGCTGTGAGAATGCGACCGCTTCAGCGCTGATGTTGACCGCACGCTTGATGAAGTCCAGGGTCACGGACACTTCCTTGACACCGAGCTGATCGGTCACGTCGGACTTCTCCGTGCCGCTGACCGCCGCGTCCAGGTTCGGGTCGATGTAGGGGATCGTGAACGACTTCCCCGCGGGGGCGGTGTTCGGGCCCAGGGCGTTGAACAGCGGAGCTGATGCGTCACGCAGGTTGACCACCGGGCCGACAATGCTCTCCGGGATCAGCCCGGGAATGTCAGCGACGAACGTATGCGGGGCGGCGGCCCGAATGCGGCGGGACATGTCGGCCATGCGGGCGGGGTCCCGGGACACGGATGCCAGGATGAACTCACCCGGGGTCGGGACCGGCTGATTGACGTACACCCGGGGGGTGGGCGTCGGGGCCGCGGGGGCGGCGGCCTGAACATCGGGGGTGGGGTCGGTGGCCGCATCGACGGCCGCGGGCGTGGTGTCCACAGTGTTTTCCTCCTGTTGGGTTGTTGCGGCCGTTGCTGCAACGTCGGTGACCATGGCCGCGGGGAACGCGGCATGGCGGACTAGGGCGGCTTCGGTGATCCGTGCCGCGGTGATGGTGAACAGCCCATCGGTGTCGGTGCCTTGCACGTCCACCGCTTCGATGGACAGGCCGGTCCGCAACCCTTCGGCCGCTTCGACCAGGGCGTCGGTACCGGTGGTGGTGTGCACCACCGCGAATGAGGCAACCAAACCGGTGTCGGTGGGGTGGTGGGACACCGCCCGCCCAATCGGCCGGGATGGGTCGTGTTCCAGGTTGAGGACCATCCCATCCTCAACGGTGAGGGTGGCGTCAGCGGCGACGGTGATCCGGGCGGGGCCCACACTGGGGGTTCCCTCCACCCCGAACGGCAACAGCATCCCTGTGATGCGGCGGGTTGCCTTGTCGGCGGTCACCTGGGCGGTGTTCGTGTCAGCGGTCAGGCGGATTCTCATTGGGGAACGTCACCCTTCCTGATCATGGGTTCCATGTCGGCGGCCTGCTGGGGGGTGATGATCCCGGCCGTGACATACGCGGTCAGGGCGTTGACCCGTTCGGTGAGGTTCGCCCGGAGGAATGCGGTGGTGTCGAATCGGAGCACGCGGGACCCGGAGCTGTTCGGTTCCCGGGACAGTGTTTGCTCAATCACCCGCAACAGGGGCATAAGGGTGAAGTCCAACAACGACTGGTACAGGTCGGTGCGGTTCTGGTACGTCAGGGAGGAACCGCCGGTGGTCGCGCCCACAAAGTAGGGGTCCAGGTTGAGCAGGCGGGCGATTTCCACGGCGGCCTGCTGCCGTGCCTCCACCAGTTGCAGTTCGGCGGCGTTCCACCCGAACGTTTCCAAGTCCACCTGGCTGTTGAGGTAGGCGGTGGACCGTTGACGGCGCGCGGTTTCCCAGGCGGACAACAGCTCCTGTGATTCGGTTTCGTCCAGATCGACCCCGGCGGACTTCAACGCCATAGCCGGAAGTGGCGCGGTGGCGTAGTTGTTCGCCGCGGATTCCAGGGACAGGGCGGTACGTAGCGCCAACCACCCGTGGTCCAATGCCCCGGGGCCGCCGGTGTCAAAGATGATCAGGTCGTCCCGGGTCGCGGTCCGCGGGTTGCACCACACCCCGCCCACGTATTCGAACACCACGGGGGGTGAGGGAACCAACCACACATCATCGCCGATGTGCCACCAATCCCGGTCGATGGGCTGAACCCGGGTGGGGTGCCCGAACCCGTCCCGTTCGGTGACCACCCACACCGCCGCACCGCGGGCCACAAGATCGGTCAGGGTGCGTCGCCACAGGGCGGCCCACGTCCGCCCGCGCCAGGGGTCGGCCTGGGCGGTCAACCCGGCCGGTGCCAGGGATTGCCCCGTGGCCGGGTCGATATCGACCAGAGGCAATCCGGACCCCACACCGGTGATCACGTTGACCCCGCGGGCGAACGCGGGAACCATCATCGCCGTGTCAATCCCAAACGTGCCATTGATCAGCCCGGGGATGTCGGACACGCCCACGGTGACCGCGGCGACGGGCGGTCGCCACATGGACTCATACAGGTCCAGGGCGTTGCCCACCGTGGCAGAGGCTTGCACATCACGGGCCGCGGTCAACGCCCGCCGGGACTGCCCGAATAGCTGCACAGGTGTAAGTCTTACGGCGATGGCCGACAATCACCGAACATCCTTCACCCGGTCGGCGTGTTGTGAACAACAATCGTTGGCCGGCTAGGTCGTGGTCCTAGGACGGCGTGGGTGGCGGCGGCGACACTGAACGCGGCCGTACACCGGCCGGTGCTGTTCTTCCGGGACAGGCGCAACAGGCCATCCCCGGTGGGTGCCTGACCGGCGTTCCCCAGCTCCGTGTCCGTGTCGGGGTCGGTGGGGTGGGTGAGCCGCCCGGAAACAACGGCGGTCAGCAGGGTTTGGGATGCGGCCCTGATTTGGGGTTGGGTCAAGCGTTGCACCCTCACCCCCCGGTGTT